TTGAACTCATAGGTGAGTTCGAGCCATTGATCCGTTTCAGTTCCCCGCAATCGCGGGTCACTACCATCGAGATAACCTCTCGGTAACCTCGCTAAGTCTTCAACATACCTAGTCCGTTTTGTTCTAGGTGTGTAACAAAGTGAAGACCCACTGGTACTCGTTACAAAGTTTCCTACTATCAATTGCATAGCAATATGATGGTTAAGAGACTCTTCTTTGACACGTCGATGATGTTTGTCGACACACCAAAGCTTGTAGCGTCTACCAACCAACTGAGAAGAACGAATCCCTGCAAAGGGAGCTTCCCACATTGGAACGAAAAACGGTTTATCTACACTAAGACAAGATACAAGGAACCTATACGCAGAAACGCAAGGAACTTTGTGTCTTAGCGACCAAACAAGGAGTTGATTGATCGCAATGTAGATCTCAGGATCAGTTGCAAGGCTTTTTACATAAAATGGCGTTACATTCTTGCCATCGTAGAAATCGCCACCGCAACTTTCTCTGAATAAACCGGTGGAATAGGACTTATCGTTATTCACAATAAGACCTGCTCCAGCGAGGGTTTTCTTAACTAGCTCGCAGTCTTCCATGGGGACTATAATATCGTCTCCAAAGACACCGGTGTTCGCCTTATCCCACCACATAGATTTCGCAATCCGATGTGATTGGCAAGCGTACACAAGAGCTAATAAAGTCATTGTCATAACAGGAAAGGTAAAACCATTCCCCATTGTTGACAACATGTTAAGACGAACCCACCCTTTGCCTGGTACATTAACTTCCTCGGACCTAATTGCCGAGAGAAAATGGTACCATTCTTGGGGCCACAGCAATCTAATAAGTTCTAGAATTATCAAATCAGAAGCGTTTTTAAGGTCGAGAGTTGCTAACAATCGACAGAACGTTCCTAACCAAGCCAGAAATTTGTTTATTTCCGGTTGCGAGGATAAGTCTAGGCCTACAGCCCTCAAAGCACCTTCAATGTACATGCCTGCAGCAAGCTGCAGAGCCATATTCCATAAAGGTTCAGAGGTTATAGTGCGCCGTGTCTTTTCGTTTTTGTGAACAGAGCTTAATTGACTCCCTCTAACGATTTTAAACTCACAACCGACTTCGGTATCAAAACCGGATAAGTGTGGGTCTAATGCGCGCAACAACTGCGCGAATCGTAGAGCCCTCTTTGTTACCGTATTGCTTTGCTCGATAGACTTCGAGACAAAGTGTGTGCCACGAACACCGTAAGATTTACCGGGTCCGTGACGCCACATACGTAATAACAAACCTAAATCAAGAACTCCTCCAGGATCACTCGAGCTATTAGCTTGAGTAAATCGGTTGAGCGCGACAGAAATAAAGTGTCGCGCATCAGCCACAATCCCAGGATCGAGATTAGGCCGTACCGAACCAGCTTGCTCGTTGATAGATAAGAAATCTTCAACAGCTTGGTTATGTAGCATGTCAGCATTATCAGTAATAAGGAATTTCTTCCTAAGTCTGAGAAGCTGACGGTGTGCCGCATATCCTGCGTGTTCAGTTCGGGGTCGGGTGCAAAATGCATTTAAGTCTCCGGAAAGTAGTTCTGCAAAAGAGCGTAAGCGTCGATCGCATATCGCCGGCGGAGCTTCAACAGCAAACGTCGATTTTTTACTCATTGGTAACTCCAAATAAGTTAGTTAGAAAGAAACGTGATAGGTTAAAGAATACCTGTCACAGCAGTGTCACCAAAGCCGCTAGAGATCTGATTCAGAGCTCCAACGAACAATGATAACATTGCTCTAATTTCTTCTGGTTCGTACGTATCAGTACCAGCAGGGACCTCAATAGTCGCATTAATCATTGCGATTTGAGCCTGTTGGTTTGCATACGGTACGGCCCCCTTTCGAACGATTACTTTATAAACGTTCTTAGGAACTTGTTTGATGATACCAGTTACTGGATTAGGTGCGGGCAGCGTCTTCATAGAAGCCGGCCGCATCACCGTAAGAGTAAAAGGTTTGCTGACAGAATGGGTATCCACATTAGGCATACCAGAAACCGCAGTAGCTGCGTATTGCTTCCCATTTATGGAAGGCGCAACATCCGTGGTTAAGGTAATGCTGGGTGTAGTAAAACCAGTCTGAGCTCCACCGGTGACCGGCGATGATACTGTAACAGTCATAAAAGGACCTTATATACATATTGATAAACCTCGGTTTACTCTAAGCTAGCAAAAGGCTAGTTAGATTGAGGAGTCGATTAACACTGTTTGCTGCTATCTCGCTTTGGGTTTTAAACCGAAACGATCGATGAGGCAGTGCTGCGAGTGTAGAACGTTGAAATAAGAAAGAACTAGCTTTTAAAACCTGAGATACGCCACCAGTTTGCTCATAAGTAGAACTTATGACAATCGGGTTCCATATTTCAGAGGCTCGTTCTTCGAATTTAACGCTTTTACAACAGTATATCGTGTTGCCTGCACCACTCGTGAAAGTATCACTGAGGAAGTCTCCTGTCGTAGTAAAATAATCTACGATCCAACTAAAAGGAATTAGTTCCCAAGCTGTGGGAATAATCTCACCGAAATTGAGTCCAAAATGGGACCCGATTCCGTAGTTGTTTGAGGAACGGAGGTTCATACGAACCCCGGCAGTATACTGTACGTGGTAATCATTCTCATATCTACGCATCACATTTTTCCAATTCATCCCTTCACAAGCGGATGTCTCAGAAAGATTCGAGTTTGTAGATAACCAGAATGTTTCAGCTTTGCCTTTGTATCTTTGGCAGATATCTGCCCTCGCTATGTAAGAATTAATACTTTCATAGGCCGAGTTAAGATCAGAGACAGTGGGAGAAACCCCAAAGCTGAATGTCAACCACGCTTTCGATGCAGCTGAGACTACATTACGAACATTACCGTGTTTGAGCTCTACGAGACTCTTAGCGAGTCCAGTAGTCGCATCAATCACTGAACCGAGTAACCCATAGGTTTCTCGGAGTTCGGCTAATGGGACCAAGGCTTTAAAGGCACCTTGATCATTAGCTAGCCTCTGTTTTAGTCTTTTTAGAGCAATATCATCCGCAGCAATAGTTTGACTATTGTTCGGGATATTGTTCAATGGAG